TTTGGGAAATAGCTTGATTTAACTGTCTACTAATTTGAATACCTCACTTTGTTATCTGTCTACAATTTTGGGTTTCTGGATTTCAAGATGAAAATCAAGAGTGTCTACTTTTTGGGGTACACATCAAGGGGGGTCAAAAAACCTAGTGTTTATGGGCTATACAGCGGGGGGCTCCTAACACGCAAGAGAATGCAGAATTCAAGTGGGGTATTAAAGACCTTGTTTTAAAAATAGAAACCTCGCATTCATAGGGGTTGTAGAAGAAAAATAGACAAAATCAACTTGAAAACAATCAAATTTTAATCAAGTTTTTTCAAGATTAATCAAGTTTTTCAAGTTTTAAATAAAAGGAGAATATAATGTCAAATAATTACGGTGGAGCTAGAGTAGGTGCAGGCAGAAAGAAAAATATTGAAATAGATATCAATAATATTAACTCTGAACTCATTGGAGAAGAGATGCCTGAACCAAGTAAATATTTATCAGAAGATACTAAAGGTGCAAGTGAAAATATAGCTAGTAAAGTGTATGAGAAAACTTGCAAATGGCTAAAAGATAGAAAATGTGATGTGCTTATCAATCCACAATTAGTTGAGCAATATGCAATGAGTGTAGCAAGATGGGTGCAAGCTGAAGAAGCGGTACATACTTTTGGGTTTTTGGCAAAGCACCCAACTACTGGACTTCCAATAGCTAGCCCATATGTGAAAATATCACATGACTTTCTTAAGCAATCAACAAATTTATGGTTACAAATCTATGGTGCAATAAAAGAGCAATGTGCAGAGTTTTATAATACATCAGGAATAAATGCGAGCGATGACATGATGGAAATGATACTAACTAGTAAACCAAAGAGAGGTAATTCATGAAGATAGATAAGATTAGTTTAGATAAGCTGATGCCAGCAGATTATAATCCAAGAGTAAACTTAACACCTAAGGATAAAGAGTATAAGAAGCTTAAAAGAAGCATTGAAGAGTTTGGTTATGTAGAGCCAATTATATGGAATGAAAGGACAGGCAGTGTCGTAGGAGGACATCAACGGCTTAAAGTTTTGAAAGATTTAGGTCATAAAGAGATAGATTGTGTCGTTTTAGATATTAGTATAGACAAAGAGAAAGCATTAAATATTGCACTTAACAAAATTAAGGGCGAATGGGATATGCCACTTCTTGGTGCATTAATAGAAGACCTTGATATGAGTAATTTTGATTTATCTCTAACCGGATTCGAGGGTGTTGAGTTAGATGAGTTGTTTGATATTAATAATGGGAACAAAGAAACGAAAGATGATGCGTTTGATTTGGATAAAGCTATTGAGGAGATAAAAGAGCCTATCTCAAAACTAGGCGATATATGGATATTAGGTAAACATAGATTAATGTGCGGTGATAGTACAAAATCTGAAGATGTAGATAAACTGATGAACGGTGAAAAAGCACAGATGGTATTTACTGACCCACCGTGGAATGTTGATTATGGTGGAAGCAATCACCCTAGCTGGAAGAATAGACAGATATTAAATGATAAGATGACCACTGAAGAATTCGGTGGTTTTTTATATAAGGCATTTGAGAATACATATAATTTACTAATTGATGGCGGAATGATTTATACTGTTATGTCTGCTCAAGAATGGGGCAATATAATGAATACTATGACAAGCTTAGAGTTTCATTGGTCATCAACAATTATATGGGCTAAGGATAGTCTGGTGTTATCTAGGAAAGATTATCACACGCAATATGAGCCAATATATTATGGTTGGAAAGGTAATGCAAGCAGAGCTTGTCCATTAACTGATAGGAAACAAACGGATTTATGGCAAATAGCTAGACCAAAAAGAAGTGAGCTACACCCTACTACAAAACCAGTTGAACTTGTAGGTAGAGCAATAGTTAATAGTTCTAATCCACAAGACCTAGTAGTTGATTTATTTGGAGGAAGTGGCACAACACTAATAGCGTCGGAGCAATCAAAAAGAAGATGTAATATGATGGAACTTGATACTAAGTATGTTGACGTGATCGTTAAAAGATATGTTGATAGCTATGGGGATAATGAAGCGGTGCTATTGAGAGGAGATAATAAAATAGATTATAAAACTATGGCACAATAATTTGACTTTTATTTCGTTTAGAGTGATTAACACACTACCAAAAAAATAAAAGGAGATAAGATGAATGATTTGTTTATACCCAATAAAAGGATTATAAATGGAGGTAGCTATGACAATAACTTAGCTGATAGAGCAGTAAACTTCATATCAATGTTAACTCATACGAAAGGAACATGGCATGGTGAGAAGTTTAATCTAATAGATTGGCAAGAGCAAATAGTAAGAGATGTTTTCGGAACAATTAAATCTAATGGATATAGACAATTCAATACAACTTATGTAGAAATACCTAAGAAACAAGGTAAGTCAGAATTAGCTGCTGCTATTGCACTTTATCTTACTTGTGGTGATGGCGAATGGGGTGCTGAAGTATATGGTTGTGCAGCTGATAGACAACAAGCAAGTATTGTATTTGATGTAGCAGTTGAAATGGTAGAGCAATGTCCAGCACTAAAGAAAAGGATAAAACCAATTTTATCACAGAAGCGGTTAGTATACAAACTGACTAATAGCTTCTACCAAGTCTTATCGGCAGAGAGTTATACTAAACATGGATTGAATGTTCATGGTGTTATCTTTGATGAATTGCATGCTCAACCTAATCGTGCTTTATTTGATGTAATGACACATGGTTCTGGGGACGCAAGGAAACAACCGTTATACTTCCTGATTACGACTGCAGGAGTCGACAGAAACTCAATTTGTTATGAAGTACATAGGAAAGCGGATGATGTTATAAAAGGAAGAAAAAATGACTTATCTTTCTATCCCGTAATCTATGGTATAGCAGAAGATGAAGACTGGGCTGATGAGAAGAATTGGTACAAGGCAAATCCTAGCTTAGATATAACAGTAGATGTTGATAAGCTAAGAATAGCATATGAAAGTGCAAAGGATAATCCTGCTGAAGAGAACCTATTTAGACAACTAAGACTTAATCAATGGGTTAAGCAATCTGTTAGATGGATGCCTATGGATAAATGGGATAAATGCTCAGGAGAATTAGACATTGAAAAACTCAAAGGAAGAAAATGCTATGCAGGGCTTGACCTTGCAAGCACTACTGATATTACAGCATTTGTGTTGGTGTTTCCACCAATTGAAGATGATGATAAATATTATATATTACCTTACTTTTGGATACCGGAAGAGAATATGGTTAGAAGAGTTAAACGAGATCATGTACCTTATGACGTGTGGGAAAAGAAAGGAATAATCAAGACTACTGATGGTAATGTTGTTCATTATGGGTTCATTGAGAAGTTTATAGAAGAACTAGGTAAAGAATTCGATATTAGAGAGATTGCCTATGACAGATGGGGAGCAGTACAAATGTCTCAAAATCTAGACAATCTAGGCTTTACTATTGTACCATTCGGGCAGGGATATAAGGATATGTCCCCACCTACTAAAGAGTTGATGAAACTTGTATTAGAAGAGAAATTAGTGCATGGAGGTAACGAAGCACTTAGATGGATGATGGATAATATTTATGTAAGGACTGACCCTGCAGGAAACATTAAACCAGACAAAGAAAAATCAACTGAGAAAATTGATGGAGCAGTTGCAACAATAATGGCACTTGATAGAGCTTTAAGAAATAAAGGAGAAACAAATAGTGTTTATGATGGTAGAGGTATATTGATTTTATAATTTTGCTTAAAGATGTTATAATTTAATATATGGATATAACTAATGAAATAAAGGAAAAAGAATTATTATCATTTTTCGAAATTAAAAAATTAAAACAAACAGACAAAATATTAGTATGTTTCATATTTGAAGTTACAATAAAACTTATTGAAAAAGAAAGAAATGATGTTTATAATGATATTGAAATAGATAAATTATACGATTTTTTAGATTATATTTATAATTTAATATGTTTGCTTGGGGAAAAAAATATAAGGGAAGAAAAGGATAATTCATTAAAAACTTTTATTGCATTAAATACGGTAAGTTATTTTTGTCTTGAATATGATGATAAAAAATATTTACAAGATGAACTTAGGTTAAATAGACCTGAAATATTAAATATACAAATTTTTATTAGATCTATTAGAAAATGGATAACTTATAGAAAGAACGAATTTAAAGATAAAGCTGAAATTTTAGTGAGTTTATATGAAAGCTATTTTAGATTGATTGATTCGATATTGCAATTATGTATAACTGGAAATAGTATAGAAGCCTATGCATTATGGAGAAAACTTTATGAATTACAATGCACAATTATAGTTGTTGACAATAATAATGATATATGGAAAGAATACAGGAAATTTATAGATTTTCAAAATGATAAAAACTTAGATGAAATGTATAAATTGATGAAAAACACTAATAAAAAGAAAAGAATAGATAAAAATAAAGAATATAAAGATTTTAAAAATTATGGTTGGTTATATGGTCTAGAATCAAAATGCGAAAATTTTAAGTTAAGTTTTAAAGATAGCTTAGAATTTTTAGCTAATAAAAATGAGGAACGTAAAGATTTTGAAGAAGCATGTAAATTAGTTCATGCATCTCCTTATCTTCAAAAGGTAAATGAAGAGTTTTATTATAAAAAAACTATAATTAAAATACATGAATCTTTATTAAATTTACGAAATTATATAATGCAAGATTTTATAAGCTTTATTAATATTCCTATTTCAATTTTTAATGATATGGAAGTTATATATAATAAATTAAAAAAGAAATAAAAAACAGACAAAACAAATCTATATTTAAAAGAATATTATCATAGACAGTGGCTAGCATGCCACTGTTTTTTATATAAAAAGGAGGTCGAATATGCAGATATTATTTAATATAACAAACCAAAAGTTAGAGAGAAAAGATAACAGTTATATAGTTGCTGACAGTAAAAATTATTTATATGCAAGATTTAATTTCACTCCAGATTGGGATAATAAAGAAAAGACTGCAATATTTAAGTATGAAGAACAAACATTTCAAGTACTGATTACTAATAATATATGCCAAATACCTCATGAAGTAATTAAGAAGGGTTCTTTTAGTGTAAGTGTATTCTGTGGTGATTTAATCACGACTAACAAAATAATAGTTGATGTTATGCAATCCGGATTAGATAATGGCGAAACACCAGAGCCACCTACACCAGACATATATGAAAGTATATTAACTACTGCAACAGAGGCAAAAACAATAGCAGAGGATATTCTACTTAGAGTAAACAATGGCGAGCTGAATGGTAGTTCAGGACAGGATGGTATAACTCCTACGATAGGAGAGAATGGCAATTGGTGGATTGGCGAGCAAGACACTGGAAATGCCTCAACAGGAATAGACGGAACTAATGGTGTGGGAATACCTGAAGGTGGAACTGCTGGTCAAATTCTAGCAAAGAAATCTAATATAGATAATGATACAGAATGGGTTAACCCCTCTGGTAGTAGCAATATTATAATCGATACAGATGATACTATTTCAGAACCAAGTGATACAAAAGTAATAAGCACCAAAGCAATTAAAACATATATAGACAGAGAAGTAAGCGAAGCAATATCATATGGAATAACTCAACCGTTAACAAATACTGAGCTTGAATTGCAAGTAATGATTACTGGAAATGAAGAATCGTTTACATTGAATAAAGTTGAAGAAGGCTATGACAATAACAAGCTTGTAGTATGGGAAGGTAGGGATAATAACAACCCAGAAAATGATTATATAATAGCAGTAGCTTCAAAGACAACAAAATATAAAGGGAAAAGCTTTACTCGGGGTAAATTAAGACTATGGGAAAATGCTATAGAAATAGTTGAACAAGATGAAATGAAACGGATTAATTTGGGTGAAACAAGAGAATATTCAATATCCCCACAAGACATTCAAGCAGGTACCCCTTTTTCATATATGATTACTGGGTTTACATATATAACTGATGTAATCAGTGGAAGCATGCCACTAGAGTTAAAAGCGAGTGATTTTTATGATATAGAAATATTTGGTGACACTGCATATATTTGCGAACTGGAAGGTTTGATAAGATACAGTACTTCATTAGAAGAGAATATACCTATTATATCTAATAGAGATCCAGATACTGGTGAAAGAGTAAATGATTATTCAACAGTTATCGAAACTACAAATTTCCCTAATAAGTATTGTGAAGTAGAACGTATTGATAATGATACTTACTATCCACCAGCAATAGTATGTGAAGATGATGAAAGAGGATATTTGATGGTAGTTAGTGGAGTTGAATTAGATATTGATTCAGGTGCTATAATAAAGAACTTAAATAAATCTTTAGCAATTTGTATGCCAACAGCGAGTGGGTTTCTTCAGAGTGGAATGGATTTCAATCTAGCAACTCCTGATGGAGTAATGCCCACACCTACAAATCTAAGATTAGAAGAGGGTATATATAAAG